CATGGCAAACACTGTCCATGTAGCATATGGGCTCTATATGCAAGGAAGAAAGAAAACTTCACAACTCCCTTTTTATCGGGAGCCGGTTCAGGGACAGTAGTGTCGTATGGATATCGGGTCGGGGAGGTTTCGCTACCCTCATTACCGCCAATCAAGCCTAGTGCGAGCATTTCAGAATACCACGAGACGGTTCTCCCGAATCGTCCTGTTATGCGAGGCACACTTGGTACGCACGTAGTGGGAGCAGCTTTACCTGTACCTGACACATCCGATCCAGCCAACATGAAGACCGGCTCCATGAAGAGATTCTGCATGGAACCTCCTCCGATAAACAAACCTTTACTCAAAGAACTTCAAGCGTTCGTCAAATCCTGGGTTGCCAAGAATTTGAAACCTTTGCCTTCTGATGCCGACACATCAGTTGAGCATTGGCTTGAAGAAACCAACTACTCACAATCGCGGAAGGATGAACTTTTGCGGAAGTGGAACGCCAATCCCGACATCAAGGAGAAGCGATTCCAGAAGGTCAAGTCCTTTCTCAAGGACGAGAACTATTCCGAATATAAGTATCCGCGCGGCATTAATTCACGTGTCGATGAATTTAAAGCTGCAACTGGACCTTGGTTCAAGCTTATCGAGAAGGAACTCTTTTCGCTACCTTGGTTCATTAAAAAGATACCTGTTGGAGATCGTCCCTCCTACATCGCTGACAGGTTAGAACATGGTCACGTTTTTGTGGCGACTGATTACTCATCTTTTGAGGCACTCTTTCGTCGTGAAATCATGATGGCTGTGGAATTTGAGCTCTACTCTTATATGACGCAGAACGTCCCAGGTCACGAAGATTTTTTGTGGATGGTCGATCATGTAATTGCGGGGCACAAAAACCATATAGTCAACAAGTTCTTTGAAATCATCGTTTCTGCCACGAGAATGAGTGGCGAGATGAATACCTCACTGGGCAATGGATTTTCGAATCTGATGTTCATGTTGTTCCTTTGCAAGAAAAAGGGTTGCAAACAGGTAACAGGAGTCGTTGAGGGAGACGATGGGCTTTTCACTATGATAGGCTCTCCCCCGACTTCAGATGATTTCACCCAACTGGGACTCATCATCAAACTCGAATTGCATGAGAAGCTGGAAACGGCATCTTTTTGTGGTTTGATCTTTGATCGAGAGGACCGAATTAATGTCACGGATCCGTTAAAAGAACTGTGCAAGTTCGGTTGGACGACGCGCCAATACGCTGCGTCCGGTTCCAGGAGGAAGAGGGAACTGCTTCGGTGCAAAGCACTTTCCTTGCTCAATCAACACAATGGTTGTCCCATTCTCACGTCTCTAGCCGCTTATGCGCTGAGGGCCACACAGGGGGTCCGTGCGCGTCCAGGTCAAACTGGAAGTGACTGGTGGGAAAGGGAAAAACAATCAATGATGTCGAAGGGCAAAATGACACCGCGTTCAGTCCCAATGGCGACTCGACTTCTCATAGAGGACAAATATAACATAACAGTAGAACATCAGGTTAAACTGGAGTGTTACTTGGACAGCCTCAATGATTTAGTTCCGTTGCAACATTGGGTGATCGATCTCTACGTCCCGAAGGACTGGCAAAGTTATTATCATGACTATGTCCGTTCCGTTGACATGAAATCGGTCTTAATCTCAGAACCGGTGTTTGGTTCCCTTGCACCACGCCAATCCGACCTTGTGGTTGGGTGGATTTCTGGCTTGGAATAAGATACAGACTTCTCGATGTGAGTCCTAACGACAGAC